TACCATGCGCTCGGAATCCGACAATTACTTTGCGGTTGCCGGCCGCGCACAATCCGCAAGTCTTGCAAGTCTTATCATCGCGGGTCTGCGCGGGGCATACAACGATGGCTCGGCCTTCCGGCGTGGTGGTGCGCTCGGGCGTGTCCATCGGCACGATACAGACCACCGGCAGGCCGGTCGCGGCAAGCTTGTCCGCTTCACCGGCATCGTCGGCCGATAGGTTGACAGTAAAGCCCCAGGCGTTTGCGTGTCGAATCCAGCTGATTGCATCGTCGGATTTTTTATGCGTGAAAGTGAATCCTCGTTTCCCGATATTGGCTCGGACTATTTCACCCAGGGCGGCAGGGTCTACGGTTTCACCCTTTCCTGGTAGGTCACCGGCGATATTGAAGCGCCATAGTTCCCCATCTGGCAGGGCGGCTATGCGGTCGCAAGTGTCGGCCAATGATGCACCCCTGGTCGGTACTTTGTCCCAGGCCAGGCGAGTATAAAAATCCTCGCCGTAGCAGTCCGACTCGTAGTGCGGGCATGATGGCGGGCAGGTGCCGCGCTCGCTGTAGGTTACTGGTATTGCGCCGGTTTTCCGGTTTGCAGATTTTTGGATGAAATGAATTTTCATGTTTCACCCCAAAGTCGCGCGTTGTGCGAGTGCATCGGATATCAAACCGGCTCGATGCAAGCTATCCAAAAAATCAACGAAGGCGCAGCGAGTGTCTATCGGATAGACAAGCTCGGCGGTTTTGTCGTTGCTGCGCCAGGAATAACGATATCGGCGGCGGGGCAAGTCTGGGAAAGCTTCGAAAAAGGCGGCGCGAATTTGTTTTTGGTTTGTGTACATGGTCGGCTCCATTAATTTAGGTCAAGGGCGTGTTGCTGCGGGGTGAGCGCGTGGTTAGTGAAATGAAAGCGGACTGTGTAGCAGTCGGCGTGTAGGTCGGAAACCTCGTCAACGGCGAAGCTAGATTCATCGTCGACAATCTCAATAATCAGATTGTCGAGCGCGTTGTAGGTCTGCATGAAAGCGGCTAGGTCTGCGGATTCCTGGTCGGATAGTCCGGTTTCATCGCCGTTAATCAGGGCGGGCAACCAATGTCCGGCAAGTGTCAATTCATAGTGGTCGTTAATCGTTGGCATGGTCAGTAATCCTCAGAATAAAAACAGAACAAAAAGAAAAGCCCACATTATCAAAAAGCCAATTGCTCCGGCTATGAGTTCGGCGAGTGTCTGCATGGTCTAGGCTCCAAGAAAGCCCGCCGAAGCGGGCGGGTCGGGTCAGAAAAATGAAGCGGTGGCGAGTGCTTCTTTATCCCATTGGCGCAATGCGCCGAGAGGGTCGGCTTCAACGGTGTATGCCCAAGTGCAAGCGGCTTCATCCTCGTCATCAAATACAGCGCACACTTCGTAGTAACTGCCGAAGTCGTGCGGGAAAGATTTCACAACCAAATATCCGTTATCCGGCTCGGGATAGTGGCGGCGAATCTGGTCGGCGAATAATTGCGCTTCGCGGCGCTGTGCGGCGGCGTACTGTCCGGTCGGTTCGTTATGGGTGCAATCTTCGTCGGTCGGTACAGTTCCGATAGTGAGATAGTCTTTCATGTTTGCTCTCCATGTAGGCGCTACTGGGTGCAGCGCATGGAAGGGATATTAGTCGATGCAATACATTTGTCAAGGGTATGTATTGCATCATTTAATGGTATTTATTGATCGGTTTAGCGGTATCGATTGATTTTCTGTATTTGTTCCCCTATAGTGCGGCCATGTAATGCCGAGCGTGATTGTCATTGTGACAACATGGTAAGCGGCGGCGAGTAACTGAGCGAAGCGAAGATCAGCCCATGAGTAGGAAAGCCATAAGAGAACAAGTAAAGGAAACGATAAAGAGCAAGGGTATTGATTCTGCGTTGCGGCTTGGTCGGACAGGCCTAACAGCAAAGCAAAAGCGGTTCACCGAAGCGCTGGTATTGGAAGGAATGACAGGCGCTGATGCGTACCGCAAAGCATACAGCGACAGGGGAACGCCGAAAACAATCGGGAACAATGCCAGTAGGCTTAAGGCCGATAGCAGAATACAAATGGAAATAGATGCCCTGGAACGGGCTAAACAGGTGGCGGCGTTGCATACCGCTGAAGCTTTGCGCTCCCTGGTGATTTCTTCCCTCACTTCCGCGCTGATTGATCCCGACACAAAGCCCGCAACACGCATACAAGCGGCCAAAGTCCTGGGGCAAGTGACAGAAGTCGCGGCCTTCACCGAACGCAAAGAGATTACGCATATCCAGGACAGCGGTGCGATACGTTCCCAGATACTGGATCAACTCAAGAGCATGATGCTCGGCTCGGCCGATGCCGTTGACGTTGACGCGAATTCCCTGCTAGTGGAATTGGCGGGTGATGAACCCCAGGGTACGGGTACACCCCCAAATGCAGAATGGGACTCCGACGCGCATATGCATAGTAATCCCCTCGAACAATTTCCCCCAGAATCGGAACACCCCCCGTCATCTCCAGAAACGCAGACCCCCGGGGGGGATATTTCTGGAGAAAATACGTAGTTGCCAAACAGCTATGTAAATATTTACACAAGCAAGTTATATGCCAGATGTGCAGATAAATCGAGAAATGGTACGTCGTCGGCGGGAGATGACGTATGAGGAGTGTGTGGGGGTTGGTATGACACAGGCGCAGCGGGAAGTGTTTTTGATTGTGGATGAGTGGTGGAAGCAGTATGGGTTTGGGCCGTCTATCCGGGATATATGTGAGTTGCGTGGGAAGGGTGGGATGGGGAACACGCATGAGATTATCAAGCGGTTGGTGAAGCTGGGTGTGGTGAAGAAGGTGAAGGGGGCGGGCAGATCTGTGCGGCCGGTGTATATCAACTTCAGGACACTAGAGTGAGTTACGACGAAGAGCTGATGTTAGAGGCGTTCCGGTTGTTGTATCAGGTCTACCGGGAGCAGAAGGCTGGGCGGAAGTATTACCGGCCGGTGTCGATATATCCGACTTTGGCAAAGATACAGAAGCGGTTAAACGGGCCTGTGCGGCGGGATGAGATGTCGATTGTGGCAATGAGAGAAAAGGCGAATAGTCCGTGGACTTGAGTGAGCTGATAGGGAAGTTGCCGCCGGCCGAACAGGATAAGTTGTTAGAGCAGGTGGCGCAGTACCGGGATGCGGTGGCCAGAGAGCGCGCGCAGGGCAAGTTCATGTCGTTCGTAAAAGAGATGTGGCCTGGGTTTATACATGGCAGACACCACGCCATCATGGCCAAGAAGTTTGAGGAGATCGCGGAAGGGAAGTTGAAGCGGCTGATTATCAACATGCCGCCGCGACACACGAAGTCGGAGTTTGCGAGTTACTTATTGCCGGCGTGGTATCTGGGGAACAACCCGGAGAAGAAGGTTATCCAGACATCAAACACGGCCGAACTGGCGGTGGGATTTGGCCGGAAGGTCAGGAACCTGGTGGACAGCGATCACTACGCGAAGATCTTCCCCGGAGTGGGACTGAGAGTGGACTCGAAAGCGGCCGGCCGTTGGGCGACAAGTCACGGCGGGGATTACTTTGCGATTGGTGTCGGCGGCACTGTTACTGGTAAAGGCGCGGACCTACTAATAATAGATGACCCGCATTCAGAACAAGAGGCGAGACTCGCGCAGGGCGATCCGACGGTGTTTGACAGTGTGTACGAATGGTACACATCTGGCCCGCGTCAGCGTTTGCAGCCGGGCGGGGCGATTGTTGTGGTGATGACGCGCTGGTCGGACAAGGATCTGACCGGCCGGGTGTTGAAATCAGACGCGACAGAGTGGGAAGTAATCGAGTTCCCTGCGATTTTGCCGTCGGGGAATAGCCTATGGCCTGAATTTTGGCCTGTAAACGAGCTTCTGGCGCTAAAAGAGGAGCTTCCGCCGTATAAATGGAACGCCCAGTACCAGCAAAAGCCCACGGGAGAAGAGGGTGCGCTGGTAAAAAGGGACTGGTGGCGGGTTTGGGAGGCAGATAGAGCGCCTCCGTGCGAATTTATCATCCAAAGTTGGGACACGGCGTACACAAAAAACCAGCGGAGTGACTATTCTGCGTGTACGACCTGGGGTGTTTTCCACAAAGACGAGGATGAGAACGATGTGAACATCATTTTGCTGGATGCGTGGAAGGGGAAGGTGGAGTTTCCCGAGCTGAAGGTGAAAGCGAAAGAAATGTACGACGATTGGGAGCCGGATGCTTGCATTATTGAAGCAAAAGCAGCGGGTGCGCCCCTGATATTTGAGCTGCGCAGGATGGGTGTGATGGTTCAAGACTTCACACCGACACGCGGCAACGACAAGTTCGTGCGTCTGAACAGCGTTACAGACCTATTTTCTTCCGGTAAAGTGTGGGCGCCGGACAAACGGTGGGCAGAAGACGTGATTGAAGAGTTTGCCCGATTCCCGAACGCAGAGCATGACGATTTGGTCGACTCTGGCGTACAGGCGTTGATACGATTTCGACAAGGCGGCTTCCTGCGGTTGGGTTCCGACGAGGAAGATGAGCCACTGGACCTGCGGCGCAGGCGGAGTTACTACTAATTCATGGCGTATTTATATGAATGAAGATGATGATTTGACCGGCTTCTTAAATTGGTGGATGAAAAGCCGTCCAATCAACACGCCGGAAGACAATTCTGTTACACAGGCTGGCGCAATATACGGTGTTGTTCTTTACCGTCAGGCTCCATATCAAGTGCAACTATTTATCATGCCGCCGTACTCTTCTATAGAAGATCATGTTCACCCAAACGTAGATAGCTATGAGGTTTATCTAGGTGGTGACATTAATTTCAGAATTGACAAAGAAATGTACGCGCCGCAGGATTTGGGTGACCATGTCAGGGTGCGTCCAGACTGCTGGCATGGCGGATTATTTGGATCCAATGGCGGATCTTTTCTTTCCGTGCAGAAATGGTTAAACGGCAAACAGCCGACATCGGTGGGCGATGACTGGCACGATGAGCAGAACAACACTGTTGGGCTAGCCACTTTTATTGAGGGTTAATCATGGCAACTAATATAGACAAGGCGCTGTACCAACTGCCGGTGGGCATGGACGAAGCGCTCATGGAGGCGGAGCCGATAGAGATTGAGATCGAGGATCCCGAGTCTGTATCTATAGGGCTGGGTGATTTAGAGATCACCTTGGAAAAAGACGAGGAAGAGGACGAGTTTTCCGAGAATCTGGCCGAGGAAATGGCGACAGATGAGCTGGAATCCTTGGCCTCTGACCTACTCAGTGACTTTCAGGACGATATCGACAGCCGCAAGGACTGGATGAAGACGTATGTCGACGGCCTAGAGCTGTTGGGCATGAAGATCGAAGAAAGATCAGAGCCATGGGAAGGAGCCTGCGGTGTCTACCATCCCCTTTTATCTGAAGCGCTTGTTAAGTTTCAAGCCGAGACGATCATGGAGACCTTCCCGGCTTCGGGTCCCGTTAAAACTAAGATCATCGGCAAAGAAACGCCGAAGAAACGAGATGCGGCGGAGCGCGTTCGGGATGACATGAACTACCAACTGACGGAAGTCATGACCGAGTACCGGCCTGAACACGAACGGATGCTGTGGGGCTTGGGGTTGGCGGGTAACGCGTTCAAGAAGGTGTACTACGACCCAAGTCTTGGCCGTCAGGTGTCGCTATTCGTGCCGGCGGAGGACGTGGTTGTGCCATACGGGGCGAGTAACTTGGAATCTGCGCCGCGCGTAACGCACGTCATGAGGAAGACCAAGAATGAACTGCGCCGCCTAATGGTAGCAGGGTTCTACAGAGACATCGACCTGCCCGAGCCAGAGAACTCACTGGACGATATCGAAAAGTCGATTGCAGAGAAGATGGGTTTCCGCGCAACGACGGACGATCGGTACAAGATTCTGGAGATGCAGGTGTATCTGGATCTGCCGGGGTACGAGGACACGGATGACAAGGGTAACAAGACGGAGATTGGTCTTCCGTACATTGTCACTATAGAGAAGACCTCGCAGGAAGTTCTGTCAATCAGAAGAAACTGGCGGCCGGAAGATGAGACCTATCAGAAGAGGAACCACTTTGTTCACTACCCATACATTCCCGGCTTTGGCTTCTATGCCTTCGGCCTTATTCATCTTATCGGTGCTTTCGCTAAGTCTGGTACTTCTATTATTCGTCAGTTGGTTGATGCTGGGACTCTATCGAACCTGCCTGGCGG